TTGGTGCTGTCAAAAAGTCTGAACCTAAAACTCGCGTAGTGCAGTTTGGTGACGGCTACCAACAACGCCTTTTGTACGGCATTCCAGGGCACATGAATCCCAAAATTTGGGATTTGACTTGGACAGCAAAAACAAATTCAGATGCAGATGCCATCGAGGCATTTTTTGATGCGCGAGCAGCTGACTCCGCAAGCTTTGATTGGACTCCACTTGACGAGTCAACGTCTTACAAATGGATATGCCGTAGTTGGCAGCGAGAACATCAATACGCAAACATCAACCGCATAACGGCAACGTTTGAGCAAGTATTTGAACCGTAATGGCAATCCCAGTTTCCGAACTACAAAAGATCAACCCAAGCAGCATTATTGAGCTGTTTGAGTTGGAGTTGTTTGAGAACCTGCATGGTGAAAATTTCACCTATCGTTTTCACGCTGGAAGTACTGACGTAGGAACAGGAGACATTGTTTGGAACAGCAATACCTACAGCAAATTTCCAATTCAAGTCGAAGGTTTTGAGTACAACGCTGAAAGCGGCACTCTTCCTCGTCCAACAATTACCGTTGCCAACCTTCTGGGCAGCATCACCACAATCTTGACTGGGGTCAACGCCACGACTCCTGGCAACGATCTTACGGGTGCAAAACTGACTCGTGTTCGCACTCTTGTGCGTTACATAGATGCGTCAAATTTTTCTGGTGGTACTAATCCATTTGGTACGCCAGATACAAGTGCGAAACTGCCGGATGAAATTTATTACGTCGCTCGTAAGGTCAGCGAAGCAAGGGAAGCTGTCACCTTTGAGCTTGCGGCAGCGTTCGACCTCGCTGGTGTCCGCAGTCCAAAGAGGCAATGCAGTGCCAACCTTTGTCCTTGGATTTACAAAGGTTCTGAATGCGGTTACAGCGGCAGCAACTATTACGACGAAAACGACAAATCAATTACTAGTTCCGAAAATGACAGATGCGGCAAACGATTGAGCAGCTGTCAAATTCGTTTTGGCTCAACAAACCCCCTACCCTTTGGTGGGTTCCCCGGTATCGGCGCATTTAACGGATGAAGGCAACCGCTAAGGCAAAAGCACTGGAGCACGCAAAGGCGGAGGATCCACGCGAAGCCTGCGGTTTGCTGGTGGTGGTCAAGGGGCGTGAGCATTACGTTCCGTGCAAAAACTTGGCAGAGGGCAACGAATTTTTCATTCTTGATCCGGCTGACTATGCAGCAGCAGAAGACAAGGGTGAGATAACGGCTGTCATTCACAGCCACCCAGTCACCCCGCCAATCCCAAGCCAAGCTGATCGATTGGCGTGCGAGAAATCTGGTTTGCCTTGGTACATCGTCAACCCCAAAACTGAACAATGGGGTGAACTGTCGCCTGAAGGCTACAAAGCGCCATTGATCGGCAGGGAATGGGTTTGGGGTGTAACGGATTGTTGGACGCTGGTACGCGATTGGTATGGAGAGCAAGGCATCACGTTGCCGGATTGGGATCGTCCCACCACGCCAGAAGAATTCAACCAAAAACCAATGTTTGATGATTGCTGGCGTGAAGCTGGGTTTTACGAGGTGGATATTGCTGAAATGCAGGCTGGTGATGCCATGTTGATGGCGATTGACTCAGGAAAACTGAACCATGTCGGCGTCTACATTGGTGATCAGCTAGTGCTACATCATTTGCGCGGTCGCCTGTCGAGTCGTGACTTATTGGGTGAGTGGCTCTTAAAATGCACCGGTAGGGTCTTGCGCTATGGAAAAGGAAATTAGGCTCTACGGTCCACTTGCCAAGTTTGTTGGTCAGCGGAAGTTTTTAGCTGAGATCAGCAGCGCTGGTGAAGCGATCAGGATGCTGCTGGTCAATTTTCCTGGACTGGAACGCCACATGGCTGACCAGTACTACAAAGTCATTGTTGATAGTCACGAAAGCGATTTAGACGAAATCCATTATCCAGCCAGTCAAACAATCAAAATCGTCCCAATTTTGGGTGGTGCTGGCGGTGGCACAGGCAAGATCTTGGCTGGTGTTGCGTTAGTGGCGTTTGCAATTATTGCTGGTCCAGCAGCTGGTGGCTTTCTTGGTTTAGGTGCTTCCGCTTTTGGTACAGCAGCAACTGCCACAACTGCCGCTACAGGCTTTGTTCTTGGCGCTGGTGCTGCAGCTGTTATTGGCTCTGTCGGTGTCGCATTGATTTTGGGCGGCGTTTCACAGCTGCTATCACCTACGCCTCAACTGGCTCAGATCGGTCCGGCATCTCAGTCACTGGGTGGTGGCAGAACGACCACAACTGAAGGCACTGAAATGGATCCTCAGGAGTCATACAGCTTTAGCGGCATTCAAAACACCAGTCGCCAAGGCACTCCAGTGCCCGTTGTCTATGGCGAAACTATTGTTGGATCAGTGGTGATCTCCGCTGGCATCGACGTTGACGACATCTGACATGGCTGACAAAAAGCAGAATCAGATCATCGGCGCTGGTGGTGGTGGCGGCGGTGGTGGTGGTGGACAAACAGTTGTCCAGCAAACCGTTGTTGTTCAGCAATCTGCGCCGCCTGCAACGCGATCCCCAACGCGCACAGCTGACAACCTTGCATCTACTGCGTATGCAACGCTGCTGGATTTAATCAGCGAAGGTGAGATTGAAGGTTTTCCCTCTGCTCGCGATTACACCAGAGGCACAACAAATTACAACCTTGCACTTCTCAAGGATGTTTATTTAACAGATACGCCAATTTTGCGATCTGGTGCAGATGTCACAAGTCTGCAGGAATCTGATTACAACTTTAAAGGCGTTACTGTTACTACCCGTTACGGCACAAACGCTCAGGATTACATTCCCCGTGTCGGCGAAACAACGGAAGACGTAATCAGCGTCAACACTGAAATCAAGCAGGCAACGCCTGTCACCCGACAAATTACCGATACGAATGTTGATGCGGTACGGGTCAGCATTGCAATTCCTCGGCTTGAAGAAGGAACAGCGCAAGGAGATGTGCTCGGCACCAGTGTTGAAATTGATATCCAACTTCAATACAACGGTGGCGGTTATACCAGTGTCAAAACTGACACGATTAGTGGTCGTACAGCAGATAAATACGAACGTGATTATGTCGTTGATATCAATGGTGCTTTCCCTGTTGATTTGCGCGTTGTTCGTGTTTCAACAGATAGCAGTGACACCAATGTCAATCCAACAATTTTTGTTGCTTACACAGAGCTGATTTATCAAAAGCTGCGTTACCCAAACAGCGCACTTGCGGCAGTTCGTTTTCAGGCTGAGCAATTCAATAGCATCCCTGCTCGCGCTTACCGAATTCGCGGCATTAAGGTCAAGATTCCAAATAATGCCACTGTTGACTCTGATACAGGGCGTTTAGTTTATTCAGGAACTTGGACTGGCACTTTCGGTGCAGCGCAATGGACTACATGCCCCGCGTGGATTTTGTATGACTTGTTAATTAACAAGCGCTACGGGTTTGGTGATCACGTTGCAGAAGCGCAGTTAGACAAATTTGCTTTTTATTCAGCCAGTCAATATGCCAACGAACTGGTAGATGATGGTTTTGGTGGTGAAGAAGCACGTTTCAGCTGCAATGCACTAATTCAAAACCAGTACGAGGCATACAAGCTGATCAATGACCTTTGCTCGGTCATGCGTTGTCAGCCGTACTGGTCTACCGGATCGCTAACGCTCACTCAGGACAAGCCAACAGATTCAACATATCTGTTTAACAGAACCAATGTTCTAGAGCCTGGCTTTAGCTACGCAGGTAGCGACCTTAAAACACGACACACTGTTGCTGTCGTCAGCTATCTCGATCTCAATACAAGAGAGCAAAATTACGAAATTGTTGAAGATAGAGATGCGATTGAGAAGTATGGCTGGGTTGCAACAGAAATCAAAGCATTTGCTTGTACATCACGAGGTCAAGCCAACCGGCTTGGTCAGTGGATTCTTTATTCCGAGCAAAATGAAACTGATGTAGTCACGTTTACGGCGTCTATTGAAGCTGGCGCTTTAGTGCGTCCTGGCGCTGTCATTGACGTGCAGGATCCCGTTCGTGCTGGCGTGCGCTATGGCGGCAGGATTAAAAGCGCAACTGTTTCGACAGTCACGGTCGATAGCACTGAAGATCTGCCAAGTGGTGATGCCACGCTTTCAGTGCTTTTGTCTGATGGCACTTTGCAAACTCGAGAGGTTTCATCTTTCTCTGGTGCCGTAATTACGGTCAACTCTGATTTCAGCAGTGCGCCGAACCCAAACAGCGTTTGGATTTTGCAAACTGATTCCATTCAGACTCAGCAATATCGCGTATTAACAGTTCAAGAAAAAGAAGGGCATCTATACACGATCACTGCTCTCAAATACAACGCAAGCAAGTACAACTATGTCGAACGCGGTTTCAAGCTTGCCACGCGCAGCACGACGAATCTCAACCCAATTCCAAATCCGCCCACAAGTCCTAAAGCAGAAGAAAAGTTTTACGCAGCTAATGACAAGGCAAAAGTAAAAATCATTCTCAGCTGGGCAGCAGTTAAAGGTGTTCCTCAGTACAAGGTGCGTTACCGAGCTGGAAACGATAACTGGGAATCAGTAACCGTTTCTCGCCCAGACGTTGAAATCCTTGATACCCGTGCTGCTACCTACAACTTCGAGATTTACAGCATTACTGCTCTTGGGCGTCAATCCACAGACTTCACCAGTCTGAGCTTTGCTGCAATCGGCAAGACGGCAGTCCCGGCTTCCGTTCAAAACTTGCGTTTTGAAGCCACCAGCGACAAGGAGGGAACACTTAGCTGGGACGAATCAACAGAGATTGACGTTAAAAACGGAGGCAAGGTCTACATCCGCCATTCCAATTTGACTGACGGCAGCGCGACTTGGAGCAATTCGGTTGATCTAATTGATGCTGTCGCAGGTTCTGCCACTAGCGCCAAGATCCCGCTGATTGAGGGTGAGGTGTTGGTTAAGTTCGCTGACGATGGCGGACGGCTTAGCACCAATGAAACCAGCATCATCATTGATCTTCCTGATGCACTGGGACGGCTGCCGATCATTACGCGGCGAGAAGACCAGGACATTCCGCCTTTCCAGGGCACGAAGACAGATTGTTTCTACAGCGATGATTACGACGCGCTGACGATTGACGGTAGCGATCCGTTTGACGACGTAACAGACGTGGATGATCTAGCCACGTTTGATTTCTTAGGTGACATCCAAAGCAGCGCCGAGTATCAGTTTGCAACAACGCTGGATCTTGAAAACGTTTTCTCTATTGACCTAGAGCGGCGTTTTGTTACTCGCGGTTTTTACCCCGGTGATTTGCTGGATAACCGCAGCGAAAACATTGATAGCTGGGACAATTTTGACGGTGACGTAGTGGACAATGTGAATGCCAAACTGCTAGTCCGCTCTACCGAAGATGATCCAGATAGTTCGCCAACGTGGGGCAGTTGGGCGGCATTTAACAATGGAACCTTTAAAGGTCGTGCGTTCCAGTTCAAAGCTGAGCTGACATCAAGCAATACTGCTCAAAACATTTTGATTGATGAGCTTGGCTACAAAGCACAATTTGCCCGTCGCCAAGATCAAAGCAGCACAGCAGTCGCTAGCGGCGCTGGAACTAAGTCCATCAGCTTCGCTAACGCTTTCTTTGTTGGCACCACGGATCTGCTTGGAGCAAATACCAATTTGCCGTCAATCGGTATCACGGCGCAAAACATGCAGACCGGTGACTACTTCACCGTCTCCAATGTGTCGTCGACGGGTTTTGACGTAACTTTCCGAAACTCTTCGGACACAGCAGTTGATCGCAATTTCAACTGGAGTGCTGTTGGCTGGGGCAAGTCTGGTTAAACTAGTCGATATGAACGCCTGAGGCGCTGTGGCAACCCACGACTATGTGATCGCCAATGGCACAGGTAGTGCCGTAAGAAGTGATCTCAATAACGCGCTAGCCGCGATTGTCAGCAATAACAGCAGCAGCACTGAGCCGGCAACTACCTATGCATTTCAGTGGTGGGCTGATACCACCGCAGGCACTCTGAAGCTGAGAAACTCGGCTAATTCGGCGTGGGTGACTATTGGAACGCTGGCTGACACCAACCTTGGGTTGGCAACGCTGGCATCCCCGAGCTTTACCGGCACGGTCACGTCTGCTGGCAACATCAGCATGACTGGCACGGGCGCCATTGATGTGGCGTCTGGTACTGCTGCCGAACGCCCTGGCACTCCAAGTGCGGGCATGATCCGTTTCAACACGGATGACACGACGTTCGAGGGATATGACGGCAGCGCTTGGGGCGCGATTGGTGGTGGCGGTGGCGCATCAGGCGGTGGATCTGACGCCGTGTTTTACGAAAACGGGCAGACCGTAACTTCGGACTACTCGATTACCGCATCGACCAATGCGATGTCGGCTGGTCCGATTACGATTAACTCAGGAATCACGGTCACTATTCCTTCCGGTTCCACCTGGACTATTGTTTGACCCATGGCACTAACTCTCGACGGCGACAACGGAGTTTCAGGGGTCAACGGCTCTGCTGGGACGCCTGCGCTTCAGGGCACTGACACGAACACTGGCATCAGTTTCGGC